ATCACCGCAGTGCTCAGTCATGACTCTGAGTGTCCCCTCTCTTTTGTATACAATCCCCCCGAGAGGTAATATTTTAAATAATAATAAATATTTTTATGACGATCGAGGCGCTTCCGCACCAGGTCGAGCTTATGTCTATAATCCGGTTCTTTAAGACGACCTTCTTCCGGCTGGTCGTGTGTTAGGTGATCATTCAATATATGATCGACTCTGAATTTGGTTAGAAAGCTAAAAGTGCCATACCTTCGGACATTATGGTATCCATTGCCTTAGAAGCAAACCCCTCCAACATACTTGTTGCTTTGGTAATGCCGCCTTGTATAAAAGACGGCGCCGTGGCATGTATCACATCGGCTGCGGCTAAGGCAGCGCGATGAGGGGGGGCAGGCGGTCGTTGCAATTGATTTAAACCAACAGTGTCTCCGGTACTCAAAACTATCTCGACGTTCATCACGTACTCAATCGTTAGCATAGGAATGGTGTCTGTTGTGTCACCACCGACCACTTCAATATCCAATGACGTCCAATCATAATCGGTCATTGTTGATGTGATTGTGGCAACATCCCTAAAAGCGTGTCCGGACATAGGTTGCGGTTTGGACCGCCACGTATATTCCGAGCCGGCTGCAAGAGGCATGACAATAACATCCGACCCAGACATGTTGCCTTTGGGTAGGGTTACCGCACTCACCACGGGGCGGGAGTTCACAGTCATAATAACCGATCCCTTCGCACTAGTGGCGCTCATTGCGCTTCTAACGACACATCCAAACGAGATTGTACGCACTTCTCGAGCGTTCGTAGTAACAAATGTTTGCGCCGCAGCAGTAAGAGTAGCAGCAGTGTCCCAATTGCCAGCATTAGTAGTGTATGCCAAATGAGTAAACTTGCCATTTCCTGCCACAACAGTAACCTTAGCGGTTCCGGTAGTCCCGGATGCACTAAGGGTAATGAGCTGTCGTAGCTGAAATGGAATCGATGGGGGTCCGCCATCGGGTCTCTGGGCACCACGGGCATGGGTGCAGAAGGGGTCGGTGATCGAGCAAGTTGCCCGATGAGCGCCCATTCTAGCTGTTTTCTTAGCCGCAACGACGGAGCTTGTTCCTGGTTGGGGGATGCCAATGACCTTTCCTGACCCGGAACGGGGCCCGGAAATTCGCTTTCCCTTTCTAGGTTTGTTACCATTCTTCTTTGTTGCACCTTTCTTGTTCTTCGCCATCTTCATTATCTTACAATATCTTCAAATCATTAAGTTAGTAGTCTTATATATGCTATCTAACTATCGTTCACTGGAGGTAGCTTTCCTACTCTTCATCACGTTCGCTCGCGCGGACAATCCACGGCAGATCTATGACTACAGGTAACCTAACTATAGCATCTAAATTAGCGGTGAATTCGGCCAAATGTGGCTCACAAATTCCGTATCGCGCCTCTAGAATAGCATAGTTCTCTGGTACTCCATCATATCTCTTGCTTACGTGCTTCATTTCGGTCCACTCAGCACCCCTCCTCTTCATGTGCGCCGTCAGCTTCCAGCATTTCATGGTGTACTCATTCAGCAAGGGAACGTGAGCAACATCATTCATACTTGAAAAGATAGCTTGTGGAAAATTCATGCCATTGGGTGTGTTCGTCGTCCAACCTAGACGAGTCAGCCACCGTGCCGGTTTGGGTCCCAAAACTGTTTGAATTCGACCAGTTTGACGGTCTTTTGCTAGCCAAAATAGCTTTGAGCAAAATTCCCAGTCACATCTCCTATCACTTACACCTTGCGTGGGCTTGAGCCCTAAGTAAATCAGGTGTTGGAGTAGGTCGGCACAGACTTGTTGGTCGACCCTACTCTTGGGCGCGAAGATGATGGAATCATCCCCACACACCAAAGTGAGATGTGGTAGATCGTCGGGAAGCCCGGATTCGTGGGCCTCCGCATTAACTATCGTACCAATCAAATTCGTATCCATTTCCCCTGAATACAATTTCTTCGCCTTCACCGGGCCTTCCTCTCTGTCCACTATTTTCTCGCCTAACTCCCATTTAACTCCGTGCGTGGTGGCGCCGGCCGAAACTGTAGATTCCAACCAGGCCATCGTCATTTCACTGAAACCGACTGCGGGGTAAACTTGTCTCCGTTTGGCTAACAACTCATTCTCCAATGTAGCGTCATAAGTAGCGCAGTCGTCCCATATCGCAACGATATTGTCCCAACCACCGTGTATGTTGGCAAATTCATCACAGATTTTGCCAATTTCGTCGGGTGTTCTCCCTGACGCGTACAATACACTACACTTACGACCATCCCATTCTTTCAACAACGCAGCATAAAGCCTTGCTGTCCATGGCCCAACGGCTACCTTTACGGCATCCGGAGGACCGTTGATGAGACGTGCCTTCAAACCTTCCCAGACCTTCTCGGGAGTCAGATTCTTCATCTTCTCGAATTTGACAAAACAATGGTACATACCTATCTTAGGAAGTACTGCACCCTTGACAAGTGTCTCGTATGCTTTACGAAACTTCTCTCTCACTGCGAGAGTGAATTTTGATTGATTGATCCATTCATCATACATTGTATCCGAACCCGTTACCCTAATGTTCATAAGCAGCTTACCGCTCAGGCGGCTGCCTATATCCATGAACTTCTTAAGGGCGTCAGGTTGGACCACGGTGGGTGGCAACAACATACGATGGGTAATAGCTGATATTTCGGCTTCGGCATCGGTGCGTGGGGCCGTTGGGACTGCCAACGACGTCGCAACTCCTTCGAGATGTAGGCCCAATCTGGGTTTCCCGGGGTGTTTTGGTGGCCGCGGGTCATGCTCTTGGACATAACTCCCGCTAGTAGGTACGAGTGGTTCTCTCAACGCTGAATGCACCGGGAACGCCATCCTAGGTACATAGGTTAAACCACCTGTAATGTTTGACACTGTCTCTTCATGAAACAGCGTCCTCGACCAATTCTCACCCGTTTTCCTCGACTGCCATTTAGCGTACTTTAAACAACAAAAACAAACAATAAACATAGAAAATGACACCACAAATCCCAACAACGGAAACGCCTCCCACAACCATTGGTTTCGCTGGCTCTCTTCAGAGCCCAGAACCCAAACGATCACGGCAAGCACACCCAAAACGAAGGCCAACACACCCACGACAACTACCCACCAGACATTGATTGTCTTAATGGGACTGAGGCTCATAAGCGTTGAGTGGATCTTCCACAAACGACTGTACCTCTTCGTTGCAGTGTGCGCTAGGTCGACTTCATTCTGTACGTTAACATTAAATGCTAACGCCGTCGCAACAGTCGCTGCGGTTAGTTTTTCACCAGCAGGCATAGGAATGCCGCGCATAGCTTTATCCACCATAAATTTCGCATCAGCAAAACTTGCTGGGTCGCGCGGTTTGTTGCGCAACTCAAATGCAATGGTTTCAATCATACCGCGCGGCATATAAATACACCCGCTAGTTGTTTGAGAAAACAACCAACTACCGTAACCGTACAAAGAATCAACGTTGTATAATTGAAGACCAATGGCAGCAGCCGATTGTTTTGTCAAATTATCCCACGCCGGCACATGCACCACTCCCGT